CCCGGGTTAACCACCCCCCCCCGAAGAAACACTTCGGTTAGGTCTTAATTGACTTGGTGTTGTGGGCCCGTTCAGCTTAAGCTGCTTTCGAATACTTGTTTCCATACTTATCCTCCCCCCTGGGGGCGGGTTATGGACAGTAGAGGGAGTCAGGTCATTTCATTAGGATCAACGGGTTTCCAATCCGTTGACCCCTAGTGAGAGGGCATATAAGCTAGGACGCACCTATCCAAGGTGAACAGCTCTTTCAAAGATACCGTCGATCAGGCTCGGAAGCAGGCTCAGCTTTCGCTAAGTTCCACCATTCTCCAGCTTACGCTGGGTAATCAAGTCCGAATTGCTTACCTATCGATATTCTCGAGCGAATATCTTCTACTTGTGCTGCGCATCTTGATACGCTCTACGGAATTTCTTTATTAACTTAGTCCATCCGCGCACTCTGCGAGGGAACTTGTCGGGCTTACGCCCAGCAAGCTCCTGATCCGTTCTTTCGAACTGGACCTCAGAGGGCACCAACGAAATCTGCTCTTCTAGATCTTCCATAGCTTGTAAGAGAGTGAGGAGAGAATTCTCATCCTTACGCGTAATAGCCTGGTTGACTCCGGAAATCATTACATCTATCTCGTCCAGCTTTCTAAGCATGGGAGCCTTGTAAGGCACGATCACGGAGTTGTGCCACCATTCGGCTATACCAAACCAAGCCATTCGATCAGAGAAGACGCCTTTCATATATCGTGAGATATCAAAGCTAACTAAAGCTTTGAAAAGACGTCGCCTAAGATTTAGCGACTTGAAATGGGATATCCGATGGTGTACCGCTCCAGCGATCGCTTCCCACGCTCCTTCAGTAGATAACCTCTTCCCGTTTGCACGGGTTAAGGTATACCACTCAAGAAGCGAAGAAACGCCATGAATAGCGCCCGGCCGAGCTAGAAGTAATACGATTGACTTAGCCTTACGTCCCATACTAAAGATCAGCTTTTCAGCTAATCCAGAGCATGCTTTCAGACCTAAGTTTACGTATCGCCCTACCATGTAATGGGTAGGAGTACGACCTGTTCGGTCTTTAACCTGTCGAGCTATCTCAGCAACATCTCGCACACCGAGCCAACCCACAGCAAGTCCTAATAAAGGAACAGGAGTTACCTCTTGTCCCTTATAAAAGAACCGCTTGGCGAACTCGAGTGAAAGATTGTCACTGACGATAGATTTCGCCAGATTAATCTCCACACCTATCACACGGCAAAGTTCTAAATACTGTTTGGCAACCAAGTGATCTCCGATCACGAGGTCATCGCCCAGAACCGCATATTTCTCGAACCAACCTCTGCATCCCGCTTTCCAAGCGGCGTACTGCACCATCATATGATGAACTAGAGCCAACATAGCCCAAGAGCTATACGCTCCCATCGGCTGACCAACCTCATACTTCAAGGATCTACCAAGCTTGAGTCCGTTAGGACCCTTTTTCCAACCGTCCTGTTTTACCAGTTCGGCCGGTGCTCGGTACTCCCGATCGCACAAGATGGCCCGCCAATGCTGCGCAAACTCCGGGGTCATGAAGATCCCTAGTAATACCTCCTGTAACAAAACGGGAATTCTATCGGTTGCCGCGGATAAATCAAACGACCAGACCCGATGGTCCCGACCAGCCTGCAAAGCGGTGATTAACCGCTTCACAGGGGCAATCTGGTCAAAGGTACCATCTTGAGGGATTAACCTCAGGATCTTGTCGAAGATCATCCGATGCAAAGGATATAATAACCATTGAGTTAAGGAATCCACCATCGCAAAGACTCGTAGTTTCCCAGGTTCCTCCTTTACACTTAACGCTCCTAACCAAAATGCGCCGTGGTGCGGGCTAACTAATATGGGGTGCTTAGTTGTTAAATAAGCTAAGGTATCCGCCATTACTGACGGAAACAATACCCATGACCGCGTTATGGCCACTAGCACTTGGTAGGAATGGAAAAGCAAAGGACGTTGAATCCAAGCAAGGAAATCATAAACAACATTAGCGCTGTTCACTCTTCCCTTCTTTGAATTAGGACCCGATTTCATAAGAGGAAAGAACGAAGGCACATACCCCCAAATCTCCTTCCGACATCCCCGAGGAGGCCGCGTTGAAACCACTAGGCCCGGTGTTGCATTCTTAATACCCATTGGGTTTTGATGCATTTCCGTGACGATAGAGGCTGCGCGACCACCAAAGGGTACCGGAACAAGATCTGAGCGGGCACGCCGTACACCAAATTTAGATAGATAGGTGAAGAACACTTTACCAAATGATCTCCACTCCTCTATAAAAGATCCAGTGATCGGCACACCAGGAGATGTGATCGTCGATAACTTTAATTTTCCTCTAAAATTCAGTACTCGATAAAGAGTAAAGAACCCTAAGTACAATCTGATTACCGACAAATCACCCTCTTTAATGCGCTTTCGCATCCCCGCGGGTATTAATCGCGGTAACCCCTTATGATTACAAGCCACTGCACCACCTAGGAGTCGTGAATTAGTCAAACCTTGGCCAGCCACGTAACGCATAAGCATTACATTAGCTGACTTCAGGTAAATGGCTAATCCACGGTGCCCCTGATGGATAATAGTAACGCGCACGAAACGTGCAAAGTGAAATGCAGCCTTAACCCAACTCACAGAAGATGACCCTACGATTAGAGGAGCTGATCTTACGAGAAGCCCAACTAATCGTTTAGCGCTTTTTACGGCGCTATGCCAAATAGCCGAGGCAGTTAGCACTTGTAAAGGTGTTAAATGTCTCATATTAGTAGTAATTAGCTTGGTATTACCTAGCATATTACCCACTAACTTGGCAAAGGGTTTAGGTAGTCTTCACCGGTTCTACCCGGCTAGTCTATCATTTCTAATAGACGGTTGTTGATACTATCTCTGCCAGACCTCCCTTGCCCTGAGCTAGCTACCCTTCGGTTTCGAACATCCCGCGAAAGGGATGCACGGCCGCAGGCAACCTATTCAGGTGGGGGTGGGGTCCCCTGTGGTTGCCTTTGACGAACTGTTTCATCAAATAGCCCCTCAGGACTTCCTTTTTCAGTTACCTAGTGAGTACTAGGACCATTATAGGCGCGGTTGACCGCATTTCCTTATAGTCCACGATCTCGAGATTTCTTGACTTATATAGCGAAATTATATCGCTAATGCAAGGTTCGATTCAAGCCTCTTTCTGGATAACCTACGTGAGGAAGCCCTAATATTTCCACGACACCGTCTCAAATCCCATTTAGGTGAGATCCGATCCGGTATCGTCTGCTGATTAGAATTTCTTCTTCTCAACTAGATGATAATAAGTCCTCAAAGGTGCCACGCACACATCTAATTTCTTAGATGCGTGGAATAAAGCCTTGGAGGCGATCCACCACATAACAACTTTCACAAGAACCTTCTCAAGAGAGGGTTAGTCCGACATCCAGAGCCTTCTGGATAGACGTCGGGTAACCTTCAAGTCCAGTTCCTTAAAGCTTAAGCTGCTATGTGACAGACCTAGTGATAGGTCTACATCACTGGCCCTTTCGGG